GCTTCCAGAGATGAAGAAGGTAGTAGAGGGATATGATTGGGTATATCAAACAATACAACCTTCAGATGATATGTATATAAATACAATGGTAGAGAGGATACAGGAGTATGAACCAAGGATTAAACGTGCACTTGTTTGGACTGAAGGATATTTAATAAATGCCAAGAATCATCAAGTAGCAGAATACAATCCCAACACATATCCTCCATTTACTACTATTATTTTTCCCACAAAGACATTCCTTAACCCAAAAGAACATTATAAGTATATTGGACCATATGAGAGTCATGAATATGTTAAAGATGAATTTGGTTGTATTGAATTAGCAGGTAGAGGATTCATGGTTGGAGTTCATGGAGAGAATATCAGTACTGTGTGGTCAACATTTAGAGGTAAAGAATTCAAAGGTCGTGAGAGAGATCAAATATTGGAGCAATTTGGGATAAAGGATAGTAATCCTACTAAGATAAGAATAAGGTTTCCTCTTATTCTAAGGGGGATATACAATAAGTTGCCTAAGCCCATTTGCGATTTCATCAAAAAAGTGTTATAATTAAAATATAAAACAAATGCTTAATAAAAATAAGAAACAATTAAAGAGGAAAAGAGCTTATTACGAAGATGTTATTAACAGCTTAGATAGACAGATCTGGGAGATTGATATTTCTATTGAAGGACGCAGAAAGATTAGAGAAGGAGTAAGAATAGAGTATGATAGGTTAAATGAAAGAATTGACGCTGCCAACGTGAGGTTAACAGAGGAGAATAAGAAACCTAAAGAAGCACAAGACCAGAAGATAATTGATAATCTTACCAATCTTAAAGAAGTTCATGAACCAGAAGTAAAGGCACTAGCAGGACAAATGAAATCATTAGATTGGGATATAAGTCATGAGAAGACACAGATGCCTGCTGAGCAATTGAAAAGTATCATAGAGAGTGCTAAAGATTTAGATGATAATGCTCAAATGAAATTATTCAAAAGCTTAGATTTAATAGAGAAGCAAGACAAGGGTGGACTGATAGAGAGTAAGGCAGCAGCCAAAGATTACAAGAACTTTGTTGAAGAGCTTAGAAGTAAAATACGCTAATTATGTTTAAATTCTTAATTAAATTATTTTTCAGATTTGCTTACAGAATTCGTCCACCAGAAGCTGTAAAGTATGGTAAGGGAGGTGGGTTTGCCAAAGCAAAGGTAACAAGTGCAGAAGATGGATCAACTCAGATGGAGATAGAGGGAGAGAAGTATCCTTTCCCAGGGTTTCCTAGGCAACATGTTCTGCTTGGGGGATCTTTAGAAAAGTTAAAAACTAAACTAAAAAGAGATGTATTTAATGTTGTCTTTGAGGTAATGGAAAATTCAATGCCTGATATGTTGCCAGAGGATAAGCTGTGTCCCTTTGTGAAGGAATTATGGAGAGTGATGACCTTAATGGAGAATGCTGAGATAACTGCTGATATGAAGTCGCAAATTAGAAATATGAAGAAAGTAATGTGTTTCTTTTTACAAGAAGATGATGCATGGAGATTTAGAGCACAACTTATGATGCAATGGATGGATAGAAAGAAGTTTAAGATGAGCAAAGCAGATATGTATTATGCAAGAGGTAAGTGGCTAAAACCAGACATGTACACTGAACATGGTAACCCTAAGTTTGATTATTAAACTATTAACATGACTTCATTTGAAACAATTATTCAATTAACTAAATTAGCGCTTGGGTTATTTGGAATATATATATTGTGGCGCATATACGTATTATTCAGTACAGGATATTTAATCGCTTGTTAAAACTATGACTGAAGTAAACACAGAACAAGACAAAAAACCTGTTGTTGATAAAACAACTGGGAAACAACTTGGAGGGGTAACAGGGAAAGGATTTATGCCTGGTGTTTCTGGCAATCCTAATGGTAGACCTGCTGGTTCTATCTCTATTACTACTGCAATTAAGCGGAAGCTAGAGGAGACTCCAGATGGGCAAAAGAAAACTTATTTAGTGCAGATAGTAGATAAGCTGATAGAAAAGGCCTTGATAGATGGAGATGAAAAAGTATTAAAGCTTCTATGGAATTATATTGATGGAATGCCTAAGGCTAGTATTGATTTGACTCATGGTGTTCAACAAGATCAATTGACTGAGCTTACTGAATTCTTTAGGAGTGTGGCTAATAAAAATAAAAAGGAAGACGATGAAAAAAGCAAAAAGAAAGATGCTGAAACCAAAGAATAGAGAGGAAGATATAAAGAAAGCCCAAGCGTTGTCTAAGAAAATAGGACATTGCTTATGTGACTTAAAGAAGAAGTGTCCTTGTGATGAATACATTAAAACAGGAAGGTGTCCTTGTGTATTAATAATAAAAGATGATGACTAAAGATGACCAAGAAGCTTATGATATTGTTAGGAAACTATTCCGTAATGATAATGGAGAGCCCTTTGAGATGACTCTTGGGCAAATACATATCTTCAGAGGTATCTATGAGAAGCAACATCCAAGATTACAAATAGAGACGTATACTCAGTATGGTAAGTCAGAAGTTATATCAATGGCTATATTGTTAAGAGCTTGTACATTCCCAGAGAAATGGCCTATCCTTGCTCCTACAACTCCCAAGACAAAAATCATCATGGAGAAGGTTATTAAACATATCTTTGAAAGTGAATACATTAAAGACAAATTCAGAATAGGTAGTGAAGAGTCCATGGAGAGAGTAAAGAGACAGAGATCTCAGAACAAGTTAACATTTAGAGTTGATGATGAAGGGAATATGGGAGAGATATATGTCTTGTCTGCTGAAGCAAGGAGAACGTCAGCCAACGCAGGAGATATTCTTATGGGATGGGGAGCTCCTAATCTTGTAGAAGATGAGTCAGCTCTTATTCCCGATAAGCTTAGAGGTAAGATTATTAGGATGTTAGGTGGAAGCAAAGATAATTTCTTGTGTAAGGTTGGTAATACATTTACAAGAGGACATTTTCTTAGAACACACAATGATCCCAAGTATCACAAGATTACCATTCCTTATGAGCAGGGAATTGCAGAGGGGAGGATTAACCAGGAGTTTGTTGATGAAGCTAGAGTAGAATGTGGGGATCCAATACTCTTTGATATTCTTTACAACTGTAAGTTCCCTAGTGAAGAAGACATAGATGATGGACAATGGATAATCCTTATTACTGAAGCAGACATTAGAGAGTCAATGAAGCGTGATAGGGTAGAAGAGAAGGGAACAAGACGTTTAGGTGTTGATGTTGCTAGAGGTGGAAGAGATAGTAATGTATGGTATTTAAGAACTGATAATGTGGCTAAGAAGATTAAGAAGAACCACGATGGTGATTTGATGTCAGTAGCTGACACTACAATGGAGATAATGAAAGATGAGCATATCCACGCTGAAGACGTATATATAGATGATGTAGGATATGGTGGAGGAGTATCAGACAGATGTAGACAAAAAGGATTTGATATCAATGCAGTCAATGAGGCTGCTTCTGCTGAAGATAAGGACAAGTATGCCAACGTTAAGGCTGAGATGTACTCAGAGGGAGCTCAGTGGCTTAGAGAGGGTGGTATGATAATAGATGACCCTGACTTATTGCTACAACTTGTTAAATCAAGATGGAAGAAGAACGCATCAGGAAAGATTATAATTAAACCAAAGCATTTATTAAGAAGGGAAGGGATAGATAGTCCAGATGACTTAGATGCTTATATGCTTACTTTTGCCAAGAGTATTAGAGTAGCGAAAGATGCTGTGGCAACAGAAGCAGTGAAACCATTCTATCCCGACATAGGAATTTAAAGGTCGCAAACATAATTAATTAAATTTGTTAAATTAAAATGACTAAATTAAAACTAAAAGTAATGGATCGGTTAGGCATCATTAGAACGCTCAATAGAATACATTCACAACAGGGACTTGATATTATGGGACTTAAAAGGTCTAGTGAAATAATTGAGAAGTGTGAGTTAGATGAAGGTGAAAAAAAGAAAGTGAATTGGATTGATATTAAAGGTGGCGGAGCAAACATAAACCTAGTAGAAGCGAATAAGTTAGAAAGAGAAATAGAATTCTCAAAGGATGAAGTTGAGATTATAAAGACCTCAATCTTAGCGATGGATAAGCTTAAAGGATTCTCAGGTTCTGATGTATTTGTTATTAAGTTGTGTGAGTTGTTAAAAATAGATGTATCATAACTTGACAAACTTTTAACTTAAGAGTATTATGGAGGAAACGGGAAAAGAAGAATTATTTGATAGGATTGAACTTACAGGAGTAGATCCAAAGGCAGTTAGTAGATACGTTAAAATTGTTCAGATGATGATTGCTAAAGGTTCTCTAGACATTCAGAATGGCAAGACTATCTTGTATTGGGAGAATGGATTCTTGAATAGAATAGACAATAACGCTGTAGTGCTTGACACGAAAATCAATAGGGCGTATAATTCTTAGAGTAAATACAATTCAAGAGGCAAGTATAATGACTATCGCCTAAATCTATCAAAATAGAAAGGCAACCTCACTCAACGTAGTGAACTGGTTGTCTTCTTTTTGTTTAAAATACAAAGAAAGTGACCTCAAGGAGGTGAATGACATGGTAATGGTAAGTGTCTGTTGCGGAGCAAGCGTGTATGTGATGTGGCGCGAATGCGGAGGCAAGAGGTGGCATTGTACCAAGTGTGGAAAACCTTGTGAGGTGATCACTTCTAAGTCAGACTGACTCTCTGACACCTGGAGAGGAGGACGTAAGGGATTGTTATCCGCAAAGATACTCATTCGTCCTCCCTCCCTACTTTCCCTAAAATTATTAAAAGTTATGTTATGGCACAAGAAAAAGATATGATCTCTTCTCCCGTAGACGCTTCTATCGCTAGGGAGATACAACAAAAAGAAGCTGCTAATAAGTGGCAGAACAGACGACATTCTGAGTGGAACGATAACTATACTCTTTACAGAAACAAGGTAAAGATAAATCGTTTGACTCAACGTCAAGCTGTTAATATTCCTTTGATGAAGGAGACCGTCAAGACATTAATGTCCAAGATAGATGAAGCTCCTGTTATTGATTGGAAAGAATTATCAGGGAATCAAGAGAAGGAAATAATATTACAAGAAAAGTGGAATTCTGATTTCCGCTCTTTTAATTTTGAAGGAGTAGATATACAAGACAAAAAGAATGTATTGTTATACGGCAGAGGATTTAAGAAACTAAACTTCTATGATGGACAGTGCAGGATAAACGCTTTGGATATTTATGATATTGTAGTTGACCCACTAATGGATCCATTGGATATAGAAACGGCTAGATATGTAATCCATCAGAATATATTTAAATCATTGAGAGATATCTTGGCTGACCCTAGATATGATAAAGCATCAAAGGAAAGATTAAAAGTATATCTTTCTTCCGATGAAGCAATTGTCCAATCAGCTGAGAATAAAGAAGATTTAGAAAAGAAACAAGAACGGCTAAGGACAATGGGAGTTACTTCCAGTGAGTTTGAGAGCTTGGGTGCTGGGGACACAGTTCTTAACTTAACAGAACAGATTTTTCATCTCTGGGATAAAAAG